TTATATGAAAAAAAAGTGGAAATATAAATTTTAATATATGGTAGACGAAAAACTTACAAAATTATTGGCGGGTAAATTAAGACAACCAATTCACATTGATTATATATCAAGGTATATAATCCAAAAACCAATTGAAGAAACAATTGATATTATTAACCAATTAGTTACCCAAGAAATTATTGAAGAGTCAAAATATGCTAAAGATTATTATGTAACTAAACAAAGATAAATATGGAAAATAATAAAGAAATGGTTAACCATCCCGAACATTACGGAGGGTCAGAAAATGTTTACGAAGCAATAAAAGTGATAGAGAATTGGGACTTGGACTTCCATTTGGGGAATACTGTGAAGTATATCTCAAGGGCGGGAAAAAAAGGGACAGATAAAGAACTTCAAGATTTAAAGAAGGCTTTATGGTACCTTGAAAGAAGAATTCAAAATTTAGAAAATAATATAAACAAATAACAGGATGATTAGATTATATATTATTTTTATATTTTTATTTTATTTTTCGGGAATTCTATCTCAATCGGCTGCACCGACTAATTATTGTAATTCTCAACCTTCAAATACTGATTATGCCGATATTGAATTAATTAAAATTGGACCAATTAATAATTTTACCTCTTGTAATACTCTTGTTGGTAGTCAAGGTACTGGGTCTGGTACTCCGGATTTATATACTAATTTTACAAGTTCAAGTGTTCCAATTCCAAACATATCACCTGGAAGTTCAAATCAAATTGATGTAACAATTAGGAATTGTTTTGCTGGAATGACCACCAATTATTGTGGTCAATGTAAAGTTTGGATTGATTTTAATAGAGATGGTGTTTTTCAAGTTAATAATGAAGAATTTGTATTAGGTGAAATTCCTTGTTATAATAATGGTGCAAATCCATTTAATTTAAACTCAACCATTGTCGCACCAAATACAATTTCAAACGGATATACAAGAATGAGAGTTAGTTGGAGAATGTATGGCCAAAATTTGGCAAATATCACTCCTTGTGGGAATGTTGCTAATAATACGACTACTTGGGGTGAGACTGAAGATTATATTGTATTGTTGGGACCTAAAAAATGGGACTATAGTATGGAATCAATGTTGAGCCCGGATAGTGTTAGTTTTTGTGGTCAACAACCTGTAATCATTAAAACAAAAGTTAATAATGTAGGCAATCAACCTTTAACCGGAGGTAGAGTTGATTTATATATTACAGGTGTTGAGAGTGGAAGTAATACTAATCTTTATTATAATAAAAGTTGGACAAAAACCATTTTGGTAGGTCAATCAAACACGATAGAGTTTAACCCAATATTATTCCCAAAAGACGAATTGGTTAAAATGACTTTTATTACTTATTTTACCCTTGATTCGAATAAAAGTAATGACACATTAATAAAATATGTTCAAGTATATAAGAATCCTGTTTATAAGTTAAAGTTAGATACTGTGTGTGCGGATTCATTCAATACTGCAATAATATATGATAAACCTTTAACATTATTTCATAAATGGAATAATGAATCAATTTTGGATACCACAACATATAGGGTCTCAATGTCATCCAAAGTAAGTATTAATATTAGTAGAGGTTGGAAATGTAATGTTGTAGATTCAATCCCTATTATTATTAAAGATTTACCAAAATTAGTAACTAGTAGAGACACAACATTATGTAATGGACAACAAACAATATTATCCGTATCAATGAACTTTCCGGGGTCAGTGTCTTGGGTAAATAATGGGTATGATACATTATTAGTTAAAAGTTCAGGAGTATATAATGCAATAGGAATTGCAAACAATGGTTGTAAGAATAATAGTTTGTCTATAGTATCAGTTGTAAATCCACCTGAACAATTTAAAGTTTTGGATACCATTTGTGCTAACGAAACTAGTAAAATTGGTTTTAATACTAATGGAACAGATTTTATATACAAATGGGAAGGTAGAAATGAAACAACACCATTAATTAATGTTAAACCAAGTATAAGCGAGGGAAATGAAAAGTTTTTAGTTCAATGGTGGTATAAGGGATGTACAAGTAAAGATTCTGTAATATTAAAAGTAAATCCATTACCAAATGTTAGTTTAAACTTTCCCAAACCAATATGCCCTTATTCTTCAACCACAATAATCGCATCTGGTGCGAAAGATTATATATGGAGTGAAAATTTGGGGATAGGTGATGTAAAAAATATAAGCCCAACAACTACTACAGATTATTATGTTATTGGAATAGATGTTAATGGTTGTTTTAAACAAGTCATGCATCGTCAGTATGTTTACCCTAAACCAAATATAAAGGTGTTTTCAAATAAATTTAAAGATAATATTTGTCTTGGGGATTCGGCAATTATATATGTAAATGGAGGTAAAACTTACAATTGGTCCAATGGTTCTTCTGACTCAGTTATCAAAATAACACCAAAAGAAACATTCCAATGGACAATTATTGGAACCGATAATAATGGTTGTAATGATACTTTAATCTATAGAATGAGTGTTAAACCACCACTTAATATTAGTTTTGATGAAACAATAAAAGGTTGTGAAGGAGACACAAAAAAATTAACAATTTCTGGTGGAAAAGAATATAATTGGGGAGAACCTTCCGGACCAACAACCGATAGTTTCCATAATATTAATTTAATAACATCAACAAATTATCAAGTAACAGTAACAAGCCAATATGATTGTCAAGTAATTACATCCATACCTATTATAGTTTTGAAAAAACCGGTTGGGGTGATAAGTAATTTAACAATATGTAAAGGAGATACTGGATTATTGGAAGCTAAAGGTGGTATTAATTATAATTGGAATATTAATAATCAAAATCAAGTAATTCCAAATGGTAACTTGGCGAAGTATATACATACAGATTCATCAACAATTGGTGTGGAAATAATTAATGAAGCCGGATGTAGAGATACTGTATGGGTGTCAATTAATGTAATTAAAACAGATGATATCGAAGTAACCTTTAAGTCACCTTTGGATTCTTATAATTGTGCATCGGCAAAAATACCAATAACTTTATTAGCATCACCGGTTGGAGGTATATGGTCGGGAGGGGATTATATAAAAGGAGATAAACTTATACCTGAAGGTCTTACAGGTAATATTCAAGTGTTGTATACTTTTTTTGAACCGATTAATAATTGTAAAGTTGTGAGAATAAAAAATGTTAAGTTTAAATGTGTGAGTGAAGTATTATCTTTGGAAGACAATAATAACTTCAGTGTTTATCCAATACCTTTCTTAAATAAATTGAACATCAAATTTGTTAGTGAAAAGTTAGAGGATGTGAATATACATATCTATAATCTCTATGGTGTTGAAATTTATAAATCAACACATTTAATTTTACCCGGTGAAAATATTATAACTTTAGAATTGTTAAACCTTACTAAAGGGAGTTATTTTCTTAAATTTCAAACCGAATCAACAAGTAAAGAGATTAAAATTATTACAATGTAAATTACTTTTTTTGTTAAAAAAAATTGATTATTAAAATTTTAATCACTATTTTTAGGTAAAATAATTATATGAAAGATTTAGAGAGTATTGTGAATACAATAATAAACGGAGATTGTGTTGAGGTAATGAAAACATTACCTGAAAATAGTGTGGACTTAATTGTTTGTAGTCCACCTTACAACGCCAACATCAAATATGATGTGTATAATGACGGATTATCGATGGACGATTACTGGGAATTTACCAAAAATTGGTTAACACAGGCGTTTAGAATATTAAAAGATGATGGTAGAATTGCGGTGAATGTACCAATCGAAATGAATGTTCAAGAAAGAGGTGGTAGGATTTTGTTCAATGCTGAATTTTGGATGGTAATGAAACAAGTTGGGTTTAAATTTTTTGGTATGGTTGATTTGACAGAAAATAGTCCTCACCGAGTTAGACAAACCGCATGGGGTAGTTGGATGAGTAATAGTCAACCTTACATATATAACCCAAAGGAATGTGTAATATTATCATATAAAAATTCACCAAAAAAATTAACTAAAGGAGAATCTCAATGGAAAGGAACTCCGACCG